CTTAAAGATCATCAAGAGTTTTTGCTTAAACTGCTCACAAATAAAGACAGTTTTATCCGTAAAAAGATTATAGATCAAAACTTAGCGTACTTAAACAACCGTTTAACTTATTACTTAGATAAGATGGGATTACCGCATAATGTTGTATTCCAAAACGATTTAAGTGTTGAAATTACACAGTTAGGACAAGACTTAGACTTTGATAATTTGTCACGTGGAGAACGTAATAGACTTATTTTAGGCATGTCTTGGGCATTCCGTGATGTATGGGAAAGTTTGTATCAAGGTATTAACTTGTTATTTGTAGACGAACTTATTGACAACGGTTTAGATGCTAATGGTATTGAAAGTGCGTTAACTGTACTAAAAGGTATGGCAAGAGAACGTCATAAAAACGTGTTCTTAATTAGTCATAAAGAAGAACTAATTGGTCGTGTTAACAATGTACTTAGAGTTGTAAAAGAGAATAGTTTTACGTCGTACGATACAGATTTAGAAATACGATAAATGTATGCCACTTTATTTTTAGAGTGGCATTCTCACGACTAATAAATAGTTATTATATGGAATAGTTATGTCACCAAATGAAGAATTACACGAAGAAATAATGAAAGCATTTGACGAATACTTTCGCGCAAACCAACGTTGGGTTACAAAGCAATCCGAAGCCAGTGGCACGCAAGTACGTAAATGTTTGCAAGAACTTAAACGAGTTAGTCTTAAACTAAGACAACTCTGTGATCAGCAACGCATTGTTGTTCAGGATTGGAGATATGCAAATTTTTCCCCTAAACAACCTAGCAGACGTGCAATTGCTATGATAGCAGAACGTAATCAAAAGGCGTTAGATGCTAACAAAGATCAGGATAATTAAAGTAAAGAGGACTTTATGCCAAGTAAAAGCAAAACAAAAGGAAACAGTTGGGAAAACACGGTATCAAAACATTTAAGCTCACTGTATAGTGCATCTTTCATTCGTGTTCCGGGAAGTGGTGCATACATTGGAGGTAAGAATGCAGTGCGCAAAGACTTCTTACACGAAGGACAAATTCGTTCTATGAAAGGTGATATTGTACCGCCATTAAATTGGAAACACTTTAATGCTGAATGTAAATCGTATGCTGATTTTCCATTTCATCAATTGTTTACTGCAGGTGAAATTAAGATTTTAGATACTTGGATTGAGCAAACTTTAGAAGTTGCTGATACAGATGACTTTAATATTATCATGATGAAGTTTAATCGCAAAGGCTCTTATATTGCGTTTGAACATAAGCATATCAAAAAATTCAAACTACAAAAAAGTGTAGACTATTACTCTAAAAAGAACGGTAAATGGGTATTTACTGATTACGATTCTTTTTGGAATGCAAACCACGAAGTTGTTAAAACGTTGTGTTTAGCAAAATGATCAGTTGACTTTCCTTTCCTAATGCTGTATAATCGTTTCTAACAAGGTGGAGAAGACGTGCAGATAAATATTTGTTTAAAACTAACAACTATTATCTAACACAAAACACTATGGAAGAACTTGTAATAATTTATACAGACGGCGCATGTGTTCCAAATCCAGGTAAAGGCGGATGGGGAGCTACTATGCAATACAGAGACGTCATTAAAGAATTCTCTGGCGCAGATCCACAAACAACAAACAATCGCATGGAAATGCAAGCTGCTATCGAAGCACTTTCGCGTTTAAAAAGACCGTGCAATGTTAGAATATATTCTGATTCAAAATATCTTGTTGACGGTTTTACTCAATGGTTTCCTAATTGGAAAAAGAATAAGAAAACCGGTTACTTAAATCAAGATTTATGGTTAAAATTAGAAATTGTTGCTGCTGCACACACTATAGATTGGCAATGGGTTAAAGCTCATTCAGGTATTCCTGGTAACGAACGTGCTAACGATTTAGCAGAAGCTGCTGCTCGTAAGTAATCACTTTTAATCCCTTGTTCAAAACATATTTGTAAATACTAGACAAAACACACAAAACACTTTTATATTTCACACTAACATAAGGTTGGCAGGCCGGATTGTAATACTGCTGGGTCAAGTTCTGGAAACGAGAACCGCTGCTCAAATCGTTGATTGTGCAACGACTTTTAAACACTACCCTCACGCGAGAGGATGCCAAAAGCAACGTCCATTGACGTCAATGCTTTGTTTAATCGGAATGGTGGACTAGCTGTATTTGAAACAGAATACATAGTTCTTAAATCTGTAGAATACTAGTAATAGTAACAATTTCATAATGATATACATAGCACCTGAAAGTTATATCTTAAAAATACCTGTAAGTAGTGGTCCGGAGGTAGCCAATATGAGAGTCTACAGTCACGTAAAATCTTACTGCGATTCCATGGCGATGGGGTGAAATCATGCATCCAAGTTTATTAGGGTGCATCTGACTTCAAAAGTGATATCTATTATCTTTCATAATTAAAATATAAATTATTATTTCATATATAATTTAATTTTTTTCTTTCTTAAGTTTCTTTAGATAACAGTATTGAGCGATAGCGAAAATACAGATGAACGTTAGTTCATCTTTTAATATGAGAATTAATTTTTAATAAATATTCATATTATATAAGGGATATTACGAAAGGAAGTATCTATAAGGAATATTATGAAAATTCGAGAAATCACAACAAATCTTTATGAAGCACCTACATTTGGTCAATCACTTGATAGTGCAGTAACTGCAGGAGCAAATCGGTTAAGAAATGCAGTAGGCGGTCCTTCTACACCTAACAAGTTTGATGTAATTATTAAAAAATTAAAAAACACAACATATTGTGTAATTTTTATTAAACCAATTGCTGACTATTTTATGAATATGAATCATTGGGAAGAAGTTTTAAAAGATAAGCCTGCAGATCTTGAGCAACGAAGACAAATAGAGCGCGGTTATTTAATTACCGAGTTAGCTACAATTGCAGGTACATTAACCATGGGTGATGTTGGTATATTTCTCTTGTCTGAATTATTTGGATTTATACCAATTATAGGACCACTCCTAGGCAGAATATTTAAAACATTAGGTCCTGCTGTTCAAGCAGCTGCTATGTTATGGTTGTCGTCAGATGCAGGAAGAATTGCAATTAGTAATTTATTAGCTACATTAGTAGACGTAAAAATTGAAGATGTTCCTGGTTACGGATCAGATATCATTGATATGTTTAAGAAAGGGTTTGAATGGGCAAAGCAACATGTAGAACAAGGGTATCACGATATAACTACACCTGCCGATCCAAATGCACCAAAGCCAGACGCAGGAAAAACAGATACCCCAGCAGATCCAAACAGCCCATGGGCAATTAAACCAGATACACCTCCACCGCCTAAAAAACAGCGTCTTGATCCATCTCAAATGAAACAAATTGTAGCACCAACAGACGACAGTGCATACAGAACATGGGATAGAGTTACTAGAGATGCAAATGGTAAACTACAATTAAAGTAACGGCATTCGAGAAACTTTAGTTAATTCAATATTGTCTTTAACAATATCATACATAATATCGCGATCTTCAGGTCCTAGTGAATATAGAAGATCGTTGATATTTATACCTCCTCGCATATACCAACATAGTCTATAAAGTTCAAGTTTAAACCGTTTAACTTCATTATCGAGCCTAATTAGATATTTTATAATATCATTGCGAGAAAGTCTAATTAGGCGGCTGCGAAAAAATTTGCTTGATCTAAATCAATTGATAAACTTATTGCATGTCCGCATGCGGCACATTTAACGTTAACATCAGGAACTTTCCAAACTTCTTTATTTTTATTAAATTGATCACGTATTTTGTCAAATACGTCTTTATCACAATTAGTTAACCATTCAAAAATAAAATTAGGTTCAGTAACTACCACTGTTCCGGTGTCAACTGATTCAATACTAGCAGAATATATATCATTTTGCAAATTACCTAAATCCTTAAACAGATCAGCAATAATTTGTTTTTGTTCTTCGTCTGATTTACCTGCAGTTGCACCTAATTGTTGTTGTAATCTCATATTACGAATAGAAAAATCAGTTGTTTGCTTGTACGTTAGTGGTTGCAATTTAATTGTTAACGTGTTATAACTAATTTCGTTATCATACTTGCATTTTGCAAAATGATCAACTACTGTAGTTAAATTAACGTCATAGTCGTTTTCTTCTCCGCATTTATCGCATACGTTTGTAATTTCTAAAACGTTTCCAAACGTTGCAATTCGAATTGCAACTAATAACAAATCAGAATCTAATGAAGTTACTTCCCAACCATTTTTAACAGATGGGCAACAACTTTCAATAATTGAAACCGTGCTCTTACCAGATATTAATGCATCTGGAGTTTTAATGATTATTTCATCCATGCCTGTCATGCTATAAATTGGCATATGAGATACATCGCCTGATAATGTTCCTAATTTATTGTAAATGCCACCTGACGGTAATTGAATAAACACTTTTGGTTGTCTGTAATATTGTTGTAAAGGATTTTGAGCCATTTTTATCTCCGGATAAATATATAATTAACCGTATTTATATACTCAAAATTTTAGGAATTTTAAAATGGCTCAAACAGAAACAGAACGCCTTACCGAAGCAATAGAAACACTCAATAGAAATCTTAACAGAGGCGGAGGCAGCGTTGCTCCTAGCAGTAGACCAATTTCTCAAGGTTCAAACTCTGGATCCGGAGTAACTGATCGATTTGTAGATATGGTAGGTGCTACTACAGGCGCTCTTAAACGTGTTTGGGAAGGTAGTTCAAAAGTAGCAGATGGATTTCATGTGCTAACTGGTGCATTGCAAAATAATGGGGGCTTGCTTGGTAAAACACTTGGTGATTTAGCTAATAAAGTTGGTGACTCTGTACTTGATGCACATAAAAAGAATACTGAATTTGGCGAATACGGTGCCAACTTTAACAATAACTTAGGAGAAATGGATCGGTTAGTTAAAGGTGCAAGATTAACACATGAAGAATACGGTGATATTCTTAAAAGAAACGCAACTGAACTAAATGGATTAGGTTCTACAATGAACCGGTCACAAGTTAACTTCTTAGAATTTACAAAAGGGTTACAAGAATCAGATGTAGTTAGCAAATTAAAAGAATTTGGACTACAAACTGAGGATGTTACCGAAGTAGCTAAAGCAGCAATGGCTAGTCAACGCGGTATTGACATGTCAGATATCGAAACTAAGAATGCTGCAATTGATTCTGCTATTCGACTAACTGCGTCAATGGATGAAACTACTCGTGTAACTGGTTTAAGTAGAAAAGCACAAGAGGATGACCTAAGAAAACGTAACGAAGATGCAGTTGTTCAAGTTGCATTATCTAGATTAGACAAAGATGCACGTAATAGATTTAACGAATCCATGGGAGAGATGGCAGGAATGCCAGAAGCTGCTAAACGTGTATTCCAAGAAACATTTACAGGCGGATTACGCACCAAAGAAGGTGCAGAATCTATGGCTGCAATGGGTAGTGCTGGTCCAGAATTGCAAAAAGCTGCAGAAGCAATGAAGAATGCAAGAACCGACGAAGAAAAAACTGCAGCTAAAGTTCAAATGCAGAAAGCTGTTGAAGCAGTCGATAAATGGCAAAATTCTGATGGCTTTAAAGACATGGTGCAATATGGTCAAGGTGGTGTTACTAATCGAGCCATTGAAGCACAAACAAATAATAAAGAATTGCCTCAGATTCAAACAAAGATAGACGAAGAAAGAAATAAAGGTAATAATATTGATGAAGCTACTGCTAGACGAATGATTCGCGCAGAAGTTCATAACAATCAAAAAGGTGAAGACGAAAAAGGTGAAAAGTTTAAAGGTTCAGAAGTTGATACTACTCTAAACAAAGCTGATCGTACATTAAAAGACATGTCAGCCGGTGCATCTAAGGTGTTTGGTGACTTAGTTGAATCAGGAAATAAACTAGTTAACACATTTAGTGGCATTAACGATGCACTTAAACCTAGAACACAAGAACAAGCAACACCCGGAAACATGGCTAAAGAGATTACTGATGGGTTTAAATCAGCTATACCGTTAAGTGATGCTCATAAAAAAGCTCAAGAAGCTAGTAACAATGCAACAAAATTAACTCCAGAACAATCAGGTGCATCACCTAAATGGCATTTTGCCGATGGTACTCCTCAATTTGAAAAATTCTTATCAGGAGGTGGCGGTTTTAAAGACATGTTTACACCTTTTGATCCTAAAGGTGAGCTTGCAGAGCTACACGGTAATGAAATTGTAGCTAATGAAGATCAAATGAAACGATTCATTCAGCAAATGATGCCACCTGCATCTCCGTCGGCTGAACAAAAACAATCAAAAGCATCTGCACCGTCTACTACAGATGTTAAAGATACTGCAAAACCAACAGATCAAACTGCAGCTACACCACAACTAACAGATCTAGGCAAAACGTTTACAGATATTAATACTGAAATGAAAGGTGTTGCTAAACAGTTTGGTGAAATTGCTGAGAAATTTAAAAACATTACATTTGCTCCTCAAGCAAAAGAAATGCATGAAACAGTTACTAAAGCAATTGAAAAAGCTACTCCGCAAACTAAAACTGCAGTAGTTAAACCAGTTGAACCACCTAAAGCTGAAGTTAAACCAGAAGTTAAACCAGTTGAACCACCTAAAGCTGAAGTTAAACCAGAAGTTAAACCAGTTGAACCACCTAAAGCTGAAGTTAAACCAGAAGTTAAACCAGTTGAATCTAAACAATCAGAAATAGCAAAAGCTGAAATGAAACAACTAGCTACTACTATTAAAGCTGGTATTACTAAAGAAGAAAAAACAGAACAAAAATCTGCAGATAATCCTTTTAAATTAGTAGAACAGCAATCTATTGCACAGTTAGGTGAACATTTTAACAAAATTATTGGCACTCAATCAACTCCAAAAGCCAAGACTCCTGAAGAATTAAAAACACTTGAAGAAGGAACTGATTTACCAAAAGGTAGTTTTAAACAAACTAAGTGGGATGTTGATACTAGTTGGGCAAAAGACAAATTAAAAGAACTTAGTACGCGAACCGATGAAGATGCAAAGCATGATCGTCCAATTATTGAATCACAACTTGCAGATTTATTAAAACAAGGACGTCCTGCAGACGACCCTGCAGTTACTGCTGTTGCTAAACATATGGAAGATTTAGGTAAATCAGTTACTGGTTCGCTAACTGAAGTTAAGTCAGCATCAGCTGAAAAATCTAAAACTACAGTTGCTCCTCCGCCTAAACCTAAAGCGCCTGATGTTTCTAAGTTAGACGAAAGCCTAATTAACTTAGCTAAGTTTAAACAATCAATGAATTCTGGCGATATATCTAAAATTGGTATGTCGCAAATGGATCTTAGTGACTCTGGTAAAGCTGCAGAAGACAAATTAGGACCGTCCGCAGCTCGTGCAGCATTACAAAAGAAACGTGAAGCATTAGAAAACGCATCTTTTGACTATGAGCAAATGAAAGCAGACAATACTAAGCCAAATGCCGAATCTGCAGAGAAATTAGCTAAGAAAAAAGAAGAAGTTGCAAAATTAGCACTTACATATGAAGACGATCTAATCAAAACTAAAGGTAAGTTAAAACTTCATGCTGAAGAAGAAGCTAAACATGCCGAAGTTAAAAATAAAACTGCTAAAGAAGCACAAGCAAAACAAGTTGCACAAGCATTAGAAGCTGAAAAGACCTTTATGAAAGAGCATGGTGCAACTGCAAAGTCATTAGCTGAAAAACCTAAAGTAACTGATAAGCCTATTAAGGAAATGACCGATGCTGAAAAGAATTTTGCAATGTATAGTAGTGGTAATAAACCACCACCATTAAAACCTGAAGGTATAAAACCAGTTACTGATCCTAAATTTGATCAGTTGCGTGAACAGCTTGGAAGTTCTTTTAAATCATTAGATGCAACTATTAAACCTGCAGGATTACCAAAATTAGAAGATATTACTACTAAATATGAACCACCTAAAGAAGAACCAAAAGAAAAAGGGTTCTTTGATTCGATATCAGATACATTTAGTGATGTAGGTTCGTCTATTTCTGGAATATTTAAAGGAGATAATAAACCTGGATTTGCCAAAGGCAATGTAAAATACGAAGAAATTCCACAAGCAGAAATAGATGCTAAAAATAAACGCATGCAAGAAAGCATCGGAACAATAGATAATAGTCCAGAAGCAATTGCAGCGCAAAAAGCAGAGCTTGATAGACAGCATTCAAGTTATTATAAACAAAAACCTGATATTAAAGATGATAAATCTAAAGAACCTGCTAAAATTGATGATAAACCTAAAGTTGAACCATCTAAAGCTGACATTAAGAAGCCGCCTGAAACAAAAGAGCAAGCACATGTTAAGGAAATGTACAAAAAGTTTGGATTAGAAACATTTAATGACTACAATACTAGAGTTTCGGCTGAAGTAAAACAATCACATGCGTCAATTAAAGATGTAAAACCGGATCATGCAGCGTTATCAAAGAAAGACATTGAACAACCTAAACCTACAGAAAAACCTAAACCGATAGAGCCACCTAAACCAGTACAACCACCACCTGTAGCTCCTGCTATAGTATCAAAAGAAACAACATTAAAAGATCTACACGAAGCGTTAATACAGTTAAATAAGACTATGGCACAAATGGCCCAACATACCGATACTATTAGCAGTAATAGTCATAAACAAGTCAAAGCAACTAAAGGATTATCAGGTAACTTGTTGGGATAAGATAAAAACAAAGGAAATTATATATGACATGGCGAAAACACTTTTCACCAGTTGATATTGACTACGAATATAATCGTTCTTCAAATACAACTCAAAATTCTAAAGCAGGACCAGCTAGGACCAACTATTCTAGCTACTTGCCGGACGTTTATACCGGTAGTCCTAACCGTATTGACCGTTATCAACAATACGAAGTAATGGATAGCGACCCAGAGATTAATGCTGCATTGGATATTCTTGCTGAATTTTGCACACAAAAGCTAAAAGACGGTAAAAGTCCATTTACAGTACGATGGAATAGCAAAGGTACTAACTCTGAAATACGAATTTTAGGTGAATATTTGCAACAATGGAATAAACTGCAACAATTTGATACTAAAATCTTCCGTATTGTGCGCAACGTGTTCAAATATGGAGATGCTTTCTTTATTAGAGACCCTGAAAATCAAAAATGGAATTGGGTTGACCCTAGTAAAATTGTAACAGTTATTGTAAATGAAAGCGACGGAAAGAAACCTGTACAATATATTATTAAAGATCTAGCTCCTAACTTTGAAAATCTTGTTGCAACTCGCATCACACCTAACATTAATCCTAGACAATCAGGCGGCGGCATGACATCCGGAGCAGGCTATATGGGTGCACCTGGTGCTCAAAAAGGTGCTAGCGGTCCGTATCCTAGCTCAAGTAGTGGTTCTAGATTTGGTTTAGCTGAAACAGAACATGCAGTTGACGCAGAACATGTTGTTCATTTGTCACTTTCTGAAGGATTAGATAACAATTATCCATTTGGTAACAGCTTGTTGGAGAATATTTTTAAAGTTTATAAGCAAAAAGAACTTTTAGAAGATGCTATTTTAATATATCGTATACAAAGAGCTCCAGAAAGACGTGTATTTCACATTGACGTAGGTAATATGCCTAGCCATTTAGCTATGGCATTTGTAGAAAGAGTTAAAAATGAGATACATCAACGTAGAATTCCTAGTCAAAGTGGCGGCGGACAGAACGTAATCGACAGTGCATACAATCCATTAAGTATAAACGAAGACTATTTCTTCCCTCAAACTGCAGAAGGACGTGGTTCTAAAGTTGAAACATTGCCAGGCGGTACTAATTTAGGCGAAATTGATGACTTAAAATTCTTTACAAACAAATTATTCCGTGGTTTACGTATACCAAGTAGCTACTTACCAACTGGCGCAGACGATTCGCAAGCAAGTTTTAATGACGGTCGTGTAGGTACAGCATACATTCAAGAGTTAAGATTTAACAAATACTGTGAAAGATTACAAAGTTTAATTACAGAAGCGTTTACAAATGAATTTAAGATGTATATGTATGGTCGTGGCGTTAATATTGATGCAAACTTGTTTGAATTAGCGTTTAATCCCCCAATGAACTTTGCTAGTGCTCGTCAAGCAGGACTAGATTCGGAAAGAATTAATACATTTAATACAATTCAAGCAGTGCCTTACATGAGTAAACGCTTTGCATTGAAAAGATTTTTAGGATTATCAGAAGATGAAATGGCAGAAAACGAAAGATTATGGGGTGAAGAACAAGGTAAAGGTCAGCCTACACATACAGATGCCGCAGGAGAACTACGCAGTGCAGGTTTATCCGCAGCAGGTATGGAGGGAGATATGGGAATGGCAGGAAATTTATCTGCTCCTGCTGATATGGACCTGGGTATGGATCAAGGAATGGGCGGTATGGGTCAAGGCATGCCACCAGCAGCGCCAATGGGCGGCGCTGCACCACCAATGTGATAAATAGATATATGATATTAAGAGAACTTTTTTATATTGACCCTAACACTCGGCATGTTGCAAGTGAGTTACGGTATGATTCTGAAAACGATAGCGGAAGTTTACATCGTTCAGATACACGTAAGACTAGACTGTCACTTAGACAAATAAACGAATTACGTAAGAGCAGTGAAGCTCATATTTTAGAACAAGAGGTTGAATTACAATTTATTAACACAATGTATTCAACACCTGCACCCGCTGCATAAATAAAATCTAAAATGTTTAAAAAAACACCGGTTTGACCCTATTTTTGCATTCTTTTTAATAAGTAGTGTAAATATAAGACAGCCTTGTAGAAAACGAAACTATCACAGGAGATTAACATGACTGACCGCAAAAAATTTGAAGCCATGCTTGAGGCATTGATCAATGAAGATCATGAAGCAGCAAAAGATATATTTCACAATATTGTTGTAGCAAAATCACGCGAAATTTATGAAAATTTATTAGAAAACGAATTTACAGATGAAGAAGAAGTTGGCGAAGCATTTGGCGATGATGACGAAGAAGGCGAAGACGACTCAGAAGACGATACAGAAGACGACGGAGAGTTTGGCGGATTCGGAGATGACGATGCAGAAGACGACGGTGAGTTTGGTGATGAAGAAGGCGACGACGAATTTGGTTCTGATGACGAATTTGGCGACGAAGAAGGCGGCGATTTAGCCGGACTACAAGACGAAGTTCATGATTTAAAAGATTCATTAGACGATCTAAGAGCAGAATTTGAACAATTAATGGCTGGTGAAGATGATGAACCAGAACACGCTGATATGTTTGGTGGCGATGACGAATTAGGCATGGGCGATGACGAATTAGGCATGGGCGATGACGAATTAGGCATGGGCGATGACGAAGAAGTTGACGAATTCCAAAGTATGTTTGAATATGTTAACAAAGTTGCATTACCAAAACACGGTGACAACGGCATTAACAACAAAAGCATTTTTAACAAACCAAAATACAATGACATGGGCGGCGTAGCTCCTAAATTTGGTGGCACAGCTACTGGTGAAGGTACACAAGGCGGATTGTTAAAACCTACTACATCTAAAATGGATGGCGGTAATCAAAATGTTCCTGGTAATGCAAAAGCTCCTAAATTAAAACCAGTTCCAAAAGGCCACGGTGCAGAGAAAAAATCTACAGGTGACAATGGAACTAACAAAAGAAGCTTAATTCCAGGCAGAAAGTAATATATGTTACATCTCCGAGAAAACCTTAGCTTCAACGAAGCACAAATGATCGTTGAATCTGACGAACGGGACGGTAAAAGTTTGCATATGAGTGGTATTTGCATTCAAGGTGGCATTCGTAATGCTAACCAACGTGTTTATCCTGTAAGTGAGATTAGCAAGGCTGTTAAAACCCTTAACGATCAGATTCAAAATGGTTATTCTGTGCTTGGAGAAGTAGATCACCCAGATGATCTAAAAATAAATTTAGACCGAGTTTCACATATGATAACTAACATGTGGATGGAAGGACCGAATGGGTATGGTAAACTTAAAATTTTACCAACCCCAATGGGACAACTTATCCGTACTATGTTAGAGAGCGGAGTGAAGCTAGGCGTAAGTTCACGCGGATCCGGCAACGTTAGTGATAGCGGTAACGGTGAAGTATCAGATTTTGAGATTATCACAGTTGATATGGTTGCACAGCCGTCGGCACCGGGAGCATATCCTACACCTATCTATGAACACCTTATGAATTCAAAAGGCGGGCTTAGTTCACTCCGATTAGCGGAAGAGGTGAAAGGAGATGCAAAGGCACAACGGTATCTTAAAGAATCATTAATGAATATTATTAATGGATTAAAATGAGAACACACGCATATCTTTATAAATGGACACATATACCATCTAACAAATGGTATATAGGGTCTAGAACTAAGCAAGGATGTTTTCCAAATGACGGATATATTTGCTCTAGTAAAGTTGTTAAGCCTATGATTTTAGAAAATCAAAATGATTGGAAGCATACAATTTTAGTTATTAGTAACCCTCAATATATTAGAGAATTAGAAACTAGTATATTAGTATTGTTAGATGCAGCAAATGATCCAATGAGTTTTAATCGTCATAACAGTAATGGTAAATTTTCAACTGCTGGGTTAACACCGCATAATAAAGGCAAAGCGATGCTAGTGTCTCAAAAAGAAAAAATTTCAAAAGCTAAATTAGGTAAACCCGGAGTTAGCCCATCAATTGCAACGCGACAAAAATTAAGCATCTGCAAGACAGGAAATAATAATCCAATGTTTGGAAAAATAGCATGGAATAAAGGGGTAACTGGATATGTGCAGACTAACGAATCAAATAAAAAACGTAGTAATGCGTTAAAAGGTATTCCTCGTTCAATTGAAACAAAAGAAAAAATAAGAAATACTAAATTAGCTAAAAAAGCTAAAAAACTAAACAATCTATCAGGTACTCTAATAGATAACACAGAATGTCTAAATTTAGACATACTCCAATAGAAAGGAGAATCACATATGTTGGATGCATTAAAAACGTTATTTGAAAACAATGTGGTTTCGGCAGAAATCAAAGAGTCAATTGAGCAAGCATGGGAACAACGTATCGTTGAAAACCGTGAAATTGTTGCTCATCAACTCCGCGAAGAGTTTGCTCAGAAGTACGAACATGATAAGAACACAATGGTTGAAGCAGTTGATCGTATGATCTCTGAACAACTGTCTAGTGAACTTAGTGAGTTTGTCGATGATCGCAAACAACTAGCAGAAATGAAAGTTAAATTTGCTAGAAAAATGTCCGAAAGTGCAACAGTTATGAATAAATTCGTAACACGCCAATTGGCTTCTGAAGTTAAAGAACTCCACGAAGATCAAATGTCTATGGCCAATAAATTTGGTACATTAGAACACTTTGTCGTCGAGGCTTTGGCTCAAGAAATTACAGAATTTTATAAAGACAAACAGGACTTAGCCGAATCAAAAGTTCGTCTAATTCGTGAAGGTCGTCAAGAAATCAAACGAGTAAAACAAGAATTTGTTAAACGCGCAGCTACAATGGTAGAAAGTGTTGTAGGTCAAACCTTAAACGCTGAAATTACTTCATTAAAAGAAGACATTGAATCAGCACGTCGTACAGACTTTGGTCGTAAGCTATTCGAAGCGTTTGCTGCTGAATACCAATCGAGTTACTTGAATGAGAAATCCGAAACTGCAAAGTTGCTCAAAGTCATAGACATGAAAGATTTAGCCATCAATGAAGCTGCACACGCAGTTGTCAAAGCTGAAAAAATATTAGAAAGCAAACAAGCAGAAATTCGTGCGCTGAAAGAGTCGCAAGAAAGAAAAGCAATCATGAGCGAATTGTTAGCTCCACTGAGCGCAGAACAACGTTCTATCATGGGTGAATTGATGACGAGTGTGAAAACTTCAAAGCTTAATGAAAGTTTTGAAAGATATTTACCAGCAGTTGTATCTGGTAAATCAGCACCACAAAAAAGACAAGCTCTTGTAGAAGCTAAAGAAATAACCGGAAATAAACAAATTTCCAACACCACCCGTAGCAGC